AGGTAAGAATGCTTATAAAATCATAAAAGAAAAAGGCGAGGTTAAAATAGTGTTTAAAAGGGATTCTAGTCGTTCAATTTGCGAAAGTCAATACAAAGTACTAATAATGAAAAATGATAGCTTAAAAACAAAGTTAAGCACATTTAACAAAGAGGTTATTAAGAAACCGTTTTTATCTGAATTTTGGAAGATAGCTTTTTTTATTATCTTAATATTATGGATTCTAGGTATTACGCCTTTGTTTATATTTAGGATGATAAAAAGATTAATTGTTCCTTAAATCAAACTGAATGTTACTTATTTATTGTAATATCAATACTTTCAATCAGGTGTCTTTTTATTTTAAATTTTATTAGTAACTTTGTAACGCTATTTGGGGGTAATTATATATTATTCGGACTTAGCTCGGACTTAGCATGGATTGTGGTGACCACGGTCGGAATTAGACTACCTATTTTATAGGTGGTCTTTTTTTTATGTTAAATATCATGTTTTTTGTAGTGTTTATATAAAACTTATTTTATACATTTGTGAAAAATTAAACCAATAAAAAAAACAATTATGAATTTAGAAACACATTTAAAACAAGCTATACTAAGGGAAGTTGAGGGTAGCGAGTATGACAAAGAAATAAATTTTACAGAAAATTTTGAGGGCAAAGATTACAATATTTTTTGCAATGTAGAAGTTCAAGAGGAGAGGTGGGATGAACCAAGACCCGACTGGGGTTATGAAACTTTGGTTGAATACCAGGTAACTGCAATAAACGAAGTTTGCGTTTTGGACGAAGATGACAACGAAATAAATATAAATTTTTAATTATGTATAATTACATAGCACCCATAGGTTACACATATTCAGTTGTGTGTACCATTATGCCAAACGAGTTTACCATGTCATGTTTAATGGCGGTAATTTTAATCATAGCAACCATAATATTAAATAGCCATGAAGATAATAATTGAACAAATAGACACCAGGTGGATGGTAAACAATAAAAGCTTTGCCGATATGTCGGATTTAGAAAAAGAGTTGTTAAATACTTTTTTTAAAGAATATAAAAATGAGACTACAAAAGCAAATTATTGAAATTTTGCAAAATACAGATAGTATTGAATCAGCAACAAATGATTTGTTAGATTTATTTTACCAAAATCAAAAAATGCAAAAAAAATATTTTGCATGGATTAATGAAATTAGTTTAGCTATTAATGAAGACAAAAAAATTATTCATTATTTTTTAAAAAATAAATTTTTGTCTGAAGTTTATCAATTTCAAGGCAAAGATTTTAGGCATATACGAAGTTTTAAAGACTTGTCAAAATCTGATTTTTTAGATTATATGGGCAAAGTTTCAAATTATTTTTTAACCAAATATAAAATAGATTTACAATGAGAATACAGAAACACCTCACTGAGCGAATTAGAAAAGATAATGCGTTTAGCTTAGCCCTTGCATACGAATTGCAAGTAAAACAATTAACAGTCGATGTAATGGCACGAACCAACGCCAACAACGGTAGATTGACCAAAGAAACCGCTATTAATTTCTTTAAAAAGAATAGTTATTCTGATAAAGATATTTATACTAATTGATATGACAAAAGAGGAAAAAGAAAAAATAGATTATGAAATAAAAGCTAAAATGGATGCGAGGAATAAAGACATTGCTGAATGGGGGTGTGCTGGGTGGATTGCTATTATTTTATTGTTTTGTTTAGTTTTGGTTTTTAAAATAATTACAAAAAACTAAAATTATGAATGTTTTACAATTTAAGAAAGAATATAAAAAAGATAGTAATTATATAAAATAAGTTTTATATATTTGCGTATAATTAAACCAATAAAAACAAATATTATGAAAACTGAAATCACAATTACAAACACAATCAACGGAGAAGTTACTAAATTTTCAAATTTCGATGAAGCAAAATCATTTATAGAATCTGAAATTAAATGGTTTAATTCGCCAAACGAAAACAAAAATGGTAATGGGTATGACGACTCTGATTTTATAATTTCACAAGATTAACTGACGAGCTTTCAATAAGCGAAACGGCAGAAATGCCGTCTTAATCAAAAATTAACCAATGAAATTATCAGGACAAAAAACCGAAGAGCTTATGGCTCGATTGATTCGAAAAGAATTTGATGACTTAGAATATGAGCCTCAATATTTTGAAAAACATTTAGAGTTAATCAAAACCGCCATTGAATTAGATTTAAAAGATTTGGTAAATGAAATGACCTTAGATTTATCTTTTGAAAGCGGGATGACCGAACGCTACATTTTAGAAAAAATTAACCAATTAAACTAATAAACAAATGAAAAATTTACTTAAATCTTTGGCAAACTTTCAACAAGAAGTGCCAGTAATTCACAAAGGAACCGCAGGGTATGGATATTCATACGCTAATCTTAGTCAAATTTTCGAGGTCATAAACCCACTTTTGCAAAAAAACGGCTTGGGCTTTACTCAATTAGTTGGCGAAAATAATATTAAAACAATATTATTTCATGTAGATAGTGGCGAAACTTTGGAAACCATTACCTACATACCTCAAGGTGTTCAACTCAAAGGCATGAATGATTTTCAAGTTTTGGGTAGTGCCATAACCTACATAAGACGATACGCTTTGAGTAGCATTTTAGGGCTTGTTACCGACAAAGATACCGACGCTGGGGGCGAACAGGTTAAAAAAGCCACGCAAAATAAAACAGACCTAAAAAAAGACACAACAGCATGGAATAATGCAGTCGAAAAATTGAAAAATAAATCAATAGGTATTAGTCATGTAGAAACAGCATATAATTTGAGTCCAGAATTAAAAGAGGAATTAACCGAAATTTGGAAAAAATGAATGTAGATATCTCAAACAAAAAAGGCGAACTAATTATAAGAATTTTGGAAGACGGGTCTATTTACATAAAGGGTAAATTATTATTAAAAGATAAAGAAGTTTATGAAGTATTATATTCAGTTTTAGACAAATAAAATTATAAAGAAATGAAATTCCGAGCAAGTCAATTAGGTAAAATTATGGGAGAGCCTCGTTCAAAGAACGAGGTTTTATCACAAACAGCCAAAAGCTATTTAGAGGAATTAGCCATTGAACAAATGTACGGCGTTCGCAAAGATATTAGCAATAAGTACATGGATAAAGGCAACATTTGCGAAAGTCAATCTATTTCTTTAATTGACCCATTTATGCAAAAGAACCATAACACTTTTAAAAATGAGTGGATAAGTGGAACGCCCGATGTAGTTGAAGCAGATTTCGTGCTGGATGTAAAAACTTCATGGAATGTTTGGACTTTCCCGCACTTTGAAACCGAAATTCCTACAAAAGATTATTACTACCAATTACAAGCATATATGTGGCTAACCGAACGAGAACACGCTAAGTTATGTTATACGCTCATAAACACGCCCGAAGACTTGATAGGGTACGAACCTATTGAATGGCATATTTTTGACCATATAAGCCATGAAAAAAGGATTAAAACATATGATTTTGATATTGATTGTAGCGTAATTGAAAAAATGAAACAAAAATGTGAGGTGGCTAGTGAGTATTTTGAAAAATTAATAAAGTAATGGAAAAAGTAATTTTTAGCAATAAGGGTGGGATGGGATTAATTTTGGAAGGTAATGAAAAAGAGTCAGATTATTTTTTGAATAAACCTATTTTAATAAATGGAATAACAACAAATCCAGGGGAGTTTACTGATTTATTTGGATTGTTTACAGAACCATTGAAATATGTTGGCGTATTGAAAAATGATAAAAATTGCATGGCTTTTTATTTAGGAGAAGACGGCGATTTATTTGAAACAAAAAAATATTATTGCTGTTTTTTTTGGATAAATGAAAACAGGCTTGCGAACAAATATGCCGAAAATACTGTTCGAGATTTAAACTGGATAGATAATAAATGGAAATAAAAGGCTCGGCAAAGCCCATTGAGTAGCTTGTAACCGTGAGGTGCAAGAGACTGCTCAAATTAAAAAACAACTCATTTGTCGGTGAGGTCGGTTTTGCGTAAACATGCTAAGCCTTTGCGACAAAAAAGGAAGCTTTCATAACCGAAGTTTTTTACCACCTCAAGGGGTGGTTTTTTTGTTTGTATTAATATATTTTTTATATTTGTATAACCAATGAAAAATAATTTATTTATGAAAATATTTACAGCCCCTCTTTTTGCATTCCCTTTAAGTTATTTTTTATTGGTTAATTAATTACTTCAATTTTTGCAATTTTGAGGGGCTTTTTAACTTTAAAAAAATCAATTTATGGTAGGTGTTTATAATTCAGTTTTTAGTAAAAAAACAGAAACCAATTTATCAATTTTAGAATATTTAGACAAAATTAAAACAGGATTTTGGCAAGATATTGTCCTTGATGTTCGTACAAATAAAATAAAAAAAGATAACGCACCAGCAGTGACTTTAAGTGGTGTGTTTGGAGAAAATAAAAGCAATGAATCTTTAATTGAACATAGTGGGTTTATTTGTATTGATGTAGATTCCAAAGACCAAATTGCTGAGGTTGGTAAAATGTTATTATCAAAAGACCCTTATACTTATGCCATTCATGATTCAATTAGTGGGAATGGTGGATTTATAATTTTGGTAAAAATTGACCCAGTTAAACATTTAGACGCTTTTTTGGGATTAGAAAAATACTATTTTGATAATTACAAAATTGTTATTGATAAAAGTTGCAAAAATGTTTCACGACTAAGATTCGTTTCTTATGACCCTGATTTATTAATAAACGAAAAATCAAAGGTTTTTAAATTATACCTTAAAAAAGCAGAAAAAAAAGCAGAAAATAAGCCTTTAATCATAAAAAAAGACTTTGATAGGATTGTAAATGAAGCCAGTCAAATGAATTTATTTGATTCATACCATGACTACATAAGATGTTGTTTTGCTTTGGTAAATGAATTTAAAGAGGACGGAAGGAAATATTTTCACAAACTTTGTCAAAGTAGTTCAAAATATAAATTTGAGGATGCTGATAAAGATTATTCAAAAGTGCTTAAATCTGACAAAGGCGGTTTTCATATCGGTTCGCTATATCGTATTTTTAAACAAAATGGCATAGAGTTAAAGTCAGAAGAAACAAAACAAATTGAACAAATTGCAAAATTAAGCGACAACCCAAAAGAACTTCTAAAAGAAAAAGGAATCGAAATAACAAAAGATTTTGACCATATTTTTAAAGAACAAGTGCATGAGCGTTCGGTTATTGATGATGTTATTGATTTAATAAAATTTGAGAAAATAAAATTTAACGAAGTAACTAGAACATACGAATTTAAAGGCGTTGAAATGAATGATAGGATTTTGTCAGAATTTTATACAAAAGTTTGGCAAAGAATTGACCCTGATTTTTCAAAAGATAAAATTTTTACACTCATTCAAAATAAAAATAATACAGAAAGTTACCATCCCATTCAAGATTGGTTTTATAAAAATAAAAATTTAGTAACCAGTAATGAATTTGAAAAATTAAAAAATTGCTTTAAAATTAAACACACATTTCACTCAAAAGATATAAGCACAGATGTAATCGGAGATGAATATTTGGATGTTTATTTAAAAAAATGGCTTTTGGGATTAGTAGCCAGTGCATTTGGAACATATTCGCTTATGATATTAGTTTTAAATGGAGAGCAAGGGACAAATAAAACAAAGTTTTTTAGAAATCTTTTGCCTTATGAATTACGCAAGTTTTATTCTGAAAGCAATTTAGACGAAGGCAAAGATTCTGAAATTTTAATGTGTAAAAAATGGTTGATTATTGATGATGAATTTGGTGGTAAAAATAAAAAAGATGCAACGAAATTAAAGCGTCTAAGTTCACAACAAACTTTTTCAATTAGGATGCCTTATGGTCGAGTTTCTGAGGACTTATTAAGATTAGCTGTTTTGGGAGGTACTTCAAATGATATGGAAGTTATTAATGACCCGACGGGTAACAGGCGTGTAATACCTATAAATTTAATTTCATTTGATTTTGAAGCTTACGATGAAATCAATAAAGACAAACTTTTTATTGAATTATACAAAGAATATTTGAATGATAAAGAGGGATGGTTTTTGAGCAAAAAAGAGGTAGAGGTGTTGAATTATGCAACAAAAGAAAATCAAGAAGTGTGGATTGAAGAGGAATGGATTTGCGAAAATATAATTACTGATAATTATGGAACCTTATCCACAAGCGAAATATTACTCGAAATGACAAATAAAAATCATGCAATTAGAACAAATACAAAGAGAATTGGTATGGTTATGAAAAAATTAGGTTTTGAACAAAAAATCAAAAAAATAAATGGTTATAAAAAAAGATATTACGAGTGTAATTTTAATTTTATAGGTGGAACAGATTTTAATTAAATTATGTGTTCCCTTTAATTGTTTGAAAACCAATTATTTAAGACCATTGAGAACAGGTACACATAAAAAATTAAAAAGTAAAAAAAATCTCATGGAAAAAAAATCAAAAAATAATTTAGAAAATATTTGTAGTAAGTTATTAATATCTATATATATCTGTATCATCTGTTCCTATATATATAAAAGCCTTTATACAAAAGGATTGTAAGGGGAACAGATTTTTGGAACAGATGTGAAAAAGAACAGATAAAATGTGGAACTATGTTAAGAGATTATCAAAAAATAGCAATTGAAAGAATAGAAAACTCAAAAGAAAAAAATGTTTGTTTGCAGATGCCAACAGGCTCAGGCAAAACATTTGTCTTTTGCGAATTAGCCAAAAATTATCATTTAGAAACAGCTAAAAGCGTTTTAATTTTAGTGCATAGACAAGAGTTATTGAAACAGGCTTTTGATAGTTTAGGAAAAAAAGCATTTAAAATTGAAAAAGGAGTTAAAAGGATTCCTAGTGATTTTGATTATTATATTGGGATGGTTGAAACTGCAAACAGGAGAATTGACAAACTACCAAATGTTGGTCTTATAATAATAGATGAATGCCATTTTGGAGGGTTTCATAAACTGCCATTTTTTGAAAATCAAAATATAAAAGTAGTAGGCGTTACAGCAACGCCAATTTCAAATAAAAAACCTTTGGCTGATTTTTATGGAGAATTAATACAGCCCACAACAATAAGCGAATTAATAAAAAGAAATTATTTATTAGATTGTGATGCTTATGGTTTTGCAAGTGATTTGGTTTCAAAAGCAAATTTTAAAGTAAAAAGAGGCGAATTTGACGAAAAACAAATGGATGATTTTTACTCGAGCGAAAAAATGGTTAAAAATGTAATTGAAGCATATTGGTCACATGGTGCTGGTAAAAAGACAATTATTTTTAATGTAAATATTCATCATAATTTTGAAGTTTATCAAGCTTTTAAAAGAGAAGGATTGAATGTTTATTTTATTGATTCATATACCTCTGATAAAAATAGGATTGAAATAATTAAAAATTTCAAAGAACAAAAAGATGCAATAATTTGTAATGTTGGAGTTTTGACTTTGGGATTTGATGACCCACAAATTGAAGTTATTATTTTGAATAGAGCAACAAAAAGTTTGTCTTTGTATTTGCAAATGATTGGTAGAGGCTCACGACTTTTTGAGGGCAAAGAAAAATTTAAAGTTTTAGATTTGGGTAAAAATACAATTAGGCATGGACAATATGACAAAGAACATGATTGGCAAAAGTATTTTAAAGAGGGCGAAAACAAAAAAGATGGTGAGGGCGGAGGGGTTGCACCGATAAAAGAGTGTCCAAAATGTAATTCATTAATTCATGCGAGGTTAACAATATGCAAAAATTGTGGACATGATTTTGTTGAAGAGCGAGAAAAACAAATAAAAGAAGAGAAAGCACAAAAATTATATTTACTGACAAAAGAAAAACCAATTGATATACCTTTGGATGATTTGTTTAAAATTGCAGATGAAAAAGGATGGAATATGTACGCGGTTTTGCATAGAATAGCTGACCATATTGTGAAGTATCAAAATAGGTACCCAAACATTATAGATAATAATTATATTGAAAAATTAGCTTTTGAAAATTTACAAATTTGGTGCAAAAAATATGGTAAAAGAATGGACGATTTTAACAAAAAATTTATAAAAGATGCAATTGAAAGAAAACAAAATCCAGTCTGAAATTTTCATTTGGTATCATAATGCCTATACTATTCATAATAAAGGCTTAATTTTCGCAGTTCCAAATGGTGGAACACGAAATATAAGAGAAGCAATTCTATTGAAATCTACAGGCGTGGTTTCGGGCGTTTCAGATTTGATATGTATAATGCCAAATTTTAAGTTGGTATTTGTTGAGGTTAAGACAGAAAAAGGAGTTCAAAGCGAAAAACAAAAATGGTTTCAAAAGTTAGTTGAACTATTTGGCTTTGAATATCATTTGGTTCGGAGTTTAGAAGAATTTAAATATTTAGTAAATAAGAATGATAAAAATAGAAAGTAAATGTGCCTTGCAATGGCTAAAAGAACAGCCTGATTTTAGTGCTGATTTAATCTACTGCGACCCACCGTATGCTCTAGGGTCTGAAATAATAATCAAACCAAATGGCAAACCTGATTATAAAAAAGCCGTTGATTTTATGGCAAAGTGGGAGATGCCCGATGGTGCATTTTGGGAGGAGTTTTATATCCAAGCAAACAGGGTTTTAAAACATGGAGGGCATTTACTAATGTTTGGCATTGATAGACAATTATTTTTATTTGGGTATTATTCCAATTTAGCAGGTTTTGAAACGAAGCAAAGTTTGTATTGGTATTTTATATCAAATTTTCCAAAAGCTAGTGATTTGTCTAAAATGATTGATAAAAACGCTGGAGCTGAAAGGGAGGTTTTAGCTGACCAAATAGAAAATTTAGCTTTTAGAAAAAACAAAGAAAATCACGTTTTAGTAGCTAGAAATAAATTTACTGGAGATTTATCAATAACCGCCCCAACAACCGACCTCACAATTGAAACGATAAAGAACACGGCTGTTATTATTAGATTCTGGCTAAATGTTACTGGAATACCCATCATCGGGTAAAGGACCATCTGGAGCACTATCGAAGTGCCTAAACCGATTATGGTCTGAACCGTGCTTTCGATTAACGATTTTTGTTTTGACTGTTTCATAACTTTTTTAAAAAATTGATAATTGAGCTCCAGGTCTATTGCATAAAACTTCTGAAACTATCGGGGTGTGTTCTTTGAGTATTCCTAAGTAATAACTGTTTTCTTCTTTATAAGAAACGCAATATTTACAAGGGTTAATAGATAAACTAGAATGACCTACGCATCCAACAGATCCAATTGATATTTCTGAAAATAACTCACAACTCTTGTCATAAGTTCCTGTTTTGAAAATTGGAATTTCTATTTTCATAACTTTTTTAAAATTTTGATTAGATATATTAGAAAAAAATACACTGCCAAGCCGAACATAATAATGCTTAGTAATTTGCTTTCAGTAAGCAAAGACAAAATAAGGCAACCCCACATATTTATTAACGTTGTTTTCATAATTTCTTACCGCAGGTTTGACAATGTTCTAAATTCCACTTTATTGTAAAATGCTCGAACCAAAGGGTGTGATATTCTTCAATGTCTGCCCTGAAACGCATCATAGCCTCAATGTTTGGAACTTTGTCCTCAATACGTTGCATCTTCTTTTCAATGCTTTTTAGTTTCTGTTTCGGCGTCATAAGGAGGGTTTTCCGTAATTATCAATTAATTCAATAGTATCTAATCCTGTATAAGTGTGGATTAATTTTCTTAATTCATTACCTGCCGATTGAATCATTTTACATTGGTCGTCAAAACTACTTCCATCTTCCTGCATACAGTCGTAAACCTTGTCGGTAAAAACGGTTTGGAATATCAATAAAGCATCTACAAATGCATCGTTTGAGAAGTTTTGTTTGTACTCGGCTGTTTCTAAAATTCCACTGGCAACTTCTTTGAGTATTGGTTCGTAAGGATTCATATTTATTTAATGTTAAAAATGTTTTTTAAAAAATCGATATTCTCTTCTGGTTGTATTTTGTGAAACACAATCTTATTCCTAACCTGTTGCTTTGCATCTTCAATGCTTCTCGCATTTACTGTAGTCTTCATTTTCTTTCCGAATAACTCGAAGTATATTGTGTATTTCATAAAACAAAAAACCCAAACCATTTCAGGGTTGCAGCCTTACTTTGGTTTGGATTAAATTAAAATTTTCCTTTTATCAATACTGCAACTATTGATTAGGCAAAGATAAAAATTAAATTGATATATCAAAATAATTTTTGTTGACTAATATGATTTTCATTTTTTAATGAATCTTTTTTTTGACTATCATTAATTCTCATCTGTGCCACTTTGTAAGCATCGTTATAATAAGATAGTAATCCCATTACTTCCCAATTACTAAACCCCGAAACTTCAAAATTAGTTTCCTCTCCATCTTCGGTTTTAGTTTGCGTTATTTTTATAGTTTTATTTTTCATAATTATTTATTTTTTAATT